TCATCGACACCCGCCTCTACGACGACATGCGCCGCCGGCTCGACGCCGCGGCGGATTCGCGCTGGGCAGAACTCAGGAGCACGAACACATGACCACCCGCCCCGTTCGCTCGATCATCGACGACCAACTCGACGACCTGGTGATGCCGGCCGGCGCCGACATCGCCGCAGTGCTCGGCCTGCCCCGCGAGACCCTGGTGGTGAATCTCCCGCGTCGCATGGCGCTGACCATCAAGCGCGGCCGGAAATGCCTGGGGGTGCGTCGTGAACGCGAAGCGTAAAGCCACCATCCTCGGCGCCCTGGCCATGACCGCCTTCTACATCCTGCTCATCTTCGCCCCAGCCTGGGGCGGTCTGATCACCGCCGAACAACCCGCCACGGCACCCATCGCCGGGAAGTGAGCCAACCATGCAAACCATCACCGTGCGCGCCTCGTCCTGGGGCGCGCTGTTCGACTGCGCGTTCCGCTGGGAAGGCGTACACCTCCTGAAGATGCGCAGCCCTTCGTCCCCCCGGGCGCTGCTCGGTACCGCGATCCACGCAAGCACCGCAGCATTCGACGCTGCACGGGTGAACGGCGAGCCGATCAGCGCCTACGACGCCTCGGAACTGCTGGTGCACACGCTGCAGCAGCCCGATTTCGAAGTGGACTGGCGCGCCGCCGACATCACCCTCCGTCAGGCCGAGTCCACTGGCTTGGCGCTGCACACGAAGTACTGCAACGACATCAGCCCGCGCTACGACTTCGTCGCCGTCGAGTTGACGACCAAGCCGATGGAGATCGACTGCGGTGGCGGCATCCTTGTCCGCCTGACCGGCCAACTCGACCGGGCCCGCATCAAGCTCGATAGCCACGGCGTCGGCATCGCCGACGTTAAGACCGGCGGCGCCGCGGTGAGCCAGGGCGTGGCCAAGACCAAGGGCCACAAAGCCCAGATCGGCACCTACGAACTGCTCTACGAGCACACCACCGGCGATGCGATCACCGCGCCGGCCGAGATCATCGGCCTGAAGACCAAGGGCAAGCCCGAGGCGGCGGTCGGCGAGATCGTCGGTGCGCGCCAGATGATGGCCGGCACTGCCGAGCACCACGGCCTGATCAAGTTCGCCGCCGACATGTTCCGCTCCGGCCTCTTCCCCCCGAACCCGCAAAGCCCACTTTGCAGCCCGAAGTACTGTCCGCGCTGGCGGACCTGCCCTTACCACGAATGACCGGAGACACCATGAGCCAGACAACCACCCTCGAAACCCTGCAGACGCAAGCCGTGGCTCCGCGTCAGCGCGACAAGGCACCTGTCGCTATGTCGTTCTTCAACATGGACGGCTTCGAGCTGATGCAGCGCATCGCCAAGGCCTTCAGCCAGGCCGACCTGGTGCCCAAGCAGTACCAAGGCAACCTGCCCAACTGCATGATTGCGCTGGACATGGCCCAGCGCATGGGCGCGAACCCGCTAATGGTCATGCAGAACCTCTACATCGTGCATGGCACCCCGGGCTGGTCGAGTAAGTTTCTGATCGCCACGGTGAACACCTGCGGTCGCTTCTCCTCAATGCGCTACGAGTGGAAAGGCGAGCCAGGCAGTTCCGACTACGGCTGCCGGGCTTGGGCGATTGAGAAGTCCACCAGCGAACGCCTCGACGGCATCTGGGTCACCTGGAAAATGGTGAACGACGAAGGCTGGGCAGCGAAGAACGGCAGCAAGTGGAAGACGATGCCGGACCAGATGTTCATCTACCGCGCCGCCGCATTCTGGCAGCGCGCCTATGCGCCGGACCTCGGCATGGGCCTGCAGACCGCAGAAGAACTGCAGGACGTCATCGACGCCAAACGCGACGCCGACGGCTCGTTCACGGTCGACCTCGACGTGCTGCGGCGCCAGCAGGAGGTCACCGACAAGGCGCCGGGCGCGGGCCAGCAGGCTCTGGAACACGAACCCGGAGAAGTGATCGACACCGTCAGTGGCGAGATCACCAAGTCGGCTCAGCGCCAGCCCGCCGATCAGCAGCCGGACACCGGCACCGACGAGCTCAATCTCGAGTAACCGGCCATGCCAAGCCGAACCATCGAAGAGCAGTTCGACCGTGTCGAGGAGTTCAACAGCCTCCTCGGCGCGGCGGAGCTGAATGTCGCTACCACCTGGGAAGAAGAGTTCACCGCCGACTCGCGCGCCAACTTCCAGCGCTACGGACCGCGGATGTTCCTCAGTGAGTCCCAGCACGCCACCCTCGAACGCATCGCCAACCAGTAGGAACAGCAGCCAATGACAGCCCAAACCGCCGCAACCATCGCTCAAGACCTCGTAGAAGAGTTCGACGAGGAACAGCCCGCCACCGTAGTTTCCCTCGCTGCCGAAACGCTCGGCCGCGACCTGCTCCAGGCCCTGCTGCAGGAGGTCCGCGTCCTGCCGGATGTCTGGCCGAGGTTGACCGAAAAGAAACAAGCCGACGTCATCGACCGCCTGCGCAGCACCGTAGAGCGCACCGTGAAGTATGCGGTCAAGCTGATTTCCGCCGGCGAGCGCCCGGCCATCGGCGGCATCCTGGAGTCGGTGGCGATCAAAGAAGGCATCAAGGCGACCTTCAAGGTCAGCCAGTTCGACCCGCTGCGTCACGACCTAATCGACCGTGCCGGCAAGGTCTGCATGCTGGTGGTGGCCGACGCTGAGGAGTACCTGCAGGGCATGGACACCGTCGTACCCGATCCCGACCAGAGCGCCCTGGCCCTGGACGAAAGCGACGATGGCGACGACGCCGGCGGCACTGGCGCGCAGGACCCGCTCTACATTGAATCGGTCAGCCATGTCATCGACACGCGCCGGGTCAGCATCAGCGGGCTCCAGCGCTACCTGAAAATCGGCTACAACCGCGCCGCGCGCATCGTCGAGGAAATGGAAGCCGCCGGCGTTGTATCGGCACCGAACTCCAACGGCGAGCGCGAGGTGATCCTGCAATCGCCGCCGGAACCGGAAAAAGACCCGCTGAGCAGCGCCGCCGAGCCTGGCGCCACAACCTACGGCGGCCACACCATCGACGACATCACCGTCCTGGTGCTGCGCAAAGACGAGATCACCCCGGGCTGGCTGCAGTCGCGCTTCGCGCTGAGCACCGACGAGTCCTTGGCTGTCGCCCTGAAGCTGCTCGACGACGGTGTGATCACGCTCGCCACCGAAGGCGAATCGCCCGACCTCAACACCTACCGCGTCGCCGTTGCCACCAAGGCCCCGGCCGAAGAGCCCATCACCCTGGAGTGAGCCATGCGCATCACGAAACTCGAAATCACCAACTTCCAAGGGCTGCGTCATGCGGCCCTTGATGTTTCTGCGCCGGTGCTCCTGGTGGCCGGCCACAACGGCGCCGGCAAGAGTTCGCTGCTCGACGCCATCAGCCACGCCTTCACCGGTAAGCCCGGCCGCGTTGCGCAGAAGCAGCATATCGGCCAACTGATCACCGAGGGCGCCAAGAAAGGGGAGGCCCGCGTCGAGTGGCTGGACGATGCCGGCGAGGTGCAGGCCTGCGGGGTCGCGCTGCCCAGCGGCAAAGGCTCCCCGCTCGCCGACTCGCCGTTCCTGCCGTTCGTGCTCGACGCCAGCCGCTTCGCCGCTCTGGACGCCAAAGATCGCCGCCGGGTGCTGTTCGACCTGACCGGCGCCAGCGCCAGCCCGGCCGAGGTCGGCAAGCGCCTGAAGGCCAAGGGCATCGACCTGGAGCTGTTCGAGAAGGTGAAGCCCCTGCTCCGTTCCGGGTTCTCCGCCATGGTCGGCCAGGCAAAGGACTACGCCAGCGAGGCGCGCGGCGCCTGGAAAGCGGTCACCGGCGAGAACTACGGCAGCGAGAAGGCGAACGGGTGGGAGCCGGAGGCGCCGCCGGTCATCGTCAGCGAGGAGGAACTGGAATCGGCGCGCGCGGAACTGCAAGCCACAGCGCAAGACCTGGACGAGGCCCAGCAGACCCTGGGCTCCAGCAAGCGCGCCCACGCCGACGCCCAGGCGCGGGCCAGCCGCATCACCGCTCTGCGCGAAACCGCAGCGCTGGCCGACCGCCGGCGCAACAAGCTGGCCGCCGACGAGGCCAATCAGACGAATGGTCGGGAAAGGTGATGGCAGCCGAGGCCGCCGCCAGCGGCGAGCCCGCCCACCAGCCGCTGACCTGCCCTCATTGCCAGGGCGCCGTGGACCTGCAGGCCGGCCAGTTGGTCGCGCACCAGCCACCGGCGAAGGTTGCCGATCCCGAGGCGGCGAAACGCCTGGAGGAGTTCCGCGGATACCTTGCCAGCGCTCAGCGGGCCGTCGCCAACAGCCAGCGGGACCTAAAGGAGAGCGAGGACGCCGCCGCGCAGGCCGCCGCCCTGGAAGCCGAAACCGCCCAGGCGCCCAGCGCCGAGGCGATCGCCAACGGCGAACAAGCGATCAACGAACTGCGCCAGGCGCGTGACCGGCAGCAGGCCAAGGTGCAGTCGCTGATGGAAGCGTTCAACGCCGCCGCGCAGCGCCAGGACGTCATCAAGCAGGCCGCCGTCTTCCACGCCGAGGTCTGCGCCTGGAGCGCCCTGGCCGATGCCCTATCGCCCGCGGGCATCCCAGCGGAGATCCTGGCCGATGCGATCGGACCGGTGAACGAGCTGCTGCAGCGCCTATCCGGCACCGCCGGCTGGTCGCCGGTACAGATCAGCGCCGACATCGATGTCACGTTCGGCGGTCGACTGTACGGCCTGCTGTCCGAGTCCGAACGCTGGCGGTGCGACGCGACGCTGGCCCTGACCATCGCGACGATCTCCGGCCTGCGCCTGGCGTTGCTGGATCGCTTCGACGTGCTGGATATCCCTGCTCGCACTCAGCAGGCGATGAAGCTGTTCCAGAGCCTGGCCGCCGGCGGCGAGATCGACACGCTGATCGTCGCCGGCACGCTCAAGGAGCCGATGGCGAAGACACCGGCATGGCTACAGGCGGTCTGGATCGACGCCGGGCAACTCGTCGACCAGCAGCAACAGGCTGCGGCCTGACCCTCGATACAGCGCCCCACCCGGGGCGCTTTCTCTTCCAGCAAGCACGCACCGGACGCCGCCCTGTGGGCGATTCAACCATGCCTCGTGGGCCGCCCTGTCAGGCAGGGCGGCGTCCAGTGCCTGTTCACGGAGTGCTGACGTACTTCTAGCGGGTCGCGTACAGCCTAACGACTCTGGGTGTTGAGAACCTCATAGTTACCATCTGCATGCGCCTTGGTTACCCAAGCGTTCTTTGTCGACCTGGCTTGAGCCTTGGATCCGCTCAAAGTTTGGACCACTCGTCCCACGGCCTTCGATGCAACAAGTGCAGCGCTTTCAACCTTGGTCGGAGAACCCCGATAGCCTGCGGCAGACCGAAAATGATTGAGGATGATGTCTTGTTGATAAGCAGGTGTTTGCTCTCCACCGATTGTTGATGCACCCACCGTCTCATACCGGTAATAGACCTTGGTGTCATCGAACACTATCTCGACGATTCTGAAGTCAGGCATCTCTCCTCCTTGATCCGGCCCCATGCCGGGCCTTCCAAATCTAACTCCAACGACATCACTGCGCCATCACGCATAGCGCAGTGCGTCCTCACGTTCGCGAAAAGGAACCCGCCGCATGATCAAGCGCACCCTCTACCATTTCCACTTCTGCTGCGGCCTGGGCGGCGGTGCCGCCGGTTTCAACCGGGCGCGCCCGCGGGTCGGCAACGTCGAGGCCAAATGGGTCTGCCTCGGCGGGATCGACGTGGACCCGGCCGGATTGCGCGACTTCGAGCGCCTGGCCGGTGTCCCGGGCACCCTGCTGGACCTCTTCACACGCGACCAGTACGTGCGGTTCCACGGCAAGGAGCCGCCGGCAGGCTGGCGTGAGGCCACCCCCGAGGATGTGCGCCGCGCCGCCCAGGGCAAGCGCCCGGACGCGGTGTTCATCTCCAGCCCCTGCAAGGGCGCCTCTGGCCTCCTCTCCGAGAAGATGAGCCTGACCCCGAAGTACCAGGCGCTGAACGAGTTGACGCTGCGCTGCATCTGGCTCATGGGCGAAGCCTGGGCCGATGACCCTGTGCCGCTGATCGTTTTCGAGAACGTCCCGCGCCTGGCCAGCCGCGGCCGGCACCTGCTGGACCAGATCAACAGCCTGCTCGGCGGCTTCGGCTACGCCGTGGCGGAAACCACTCACGACTGCGGCGAACTCGGCGGCCTGGCGCAGTCCCGGAAGCGCTTCCTCCTGGTGGCACGCCACGTCGAGAAGGTGCCGCCCTTCCTTTACGAGCCGGAGAAGAAGAGCCTGCGCGCCGTCGGCGACATCCTCGGCCGCATGCCGCTGCCCGGCGATATCGAGGCCGCCGGCCCGATGCACCGCGTACCGTCCTTGCAGTGGAAGACCTGGGTGCGCCTCGCTCTGGTGCGAGCCGGCAGCGACTGGCGCAGCCTGAACGACCTGGCCGTTGAGGACGGCTACCTGCGCGATCTGATCATCGTCCCGGAATATCAGGCCGGCTACGTGGGCGTTCACGGTTGGAACGACAGCATGGGCACCATCGCCGGCCGCAGCGGCCCCACGAACGGGGCGTTCTCGGTAGCGGACCCGCGCGCGCCGGCAAACGCCCTGCAATACCAGCAGTACGGCGTGCGCCGCTGGACCGACACATCCGGCGCCATCATCGGCGTCAAGTCGCCCGGCCAGGGCACGTACTCCGTCGTCGATCCCCGCGGCCAGAGTTTCGGCAAGTACCCGGTCACCGACTGGGACGGTCCGTCCGGCACCGTGATCGCGGCCAGCACCACCGGTCAGGGCGCATTCGCCGTGGCCGACCCGCGCCCAGGCGGCGTCCGGCACAACAACGTGTTTCGCGTCGTCAGCATGGGGAGCCACGCCGGAACCGTCACCGGCGGGCACTCACCCAGCTCCGGCGGCCAGGCTGTTGCCGATCCCAGGTACCACAACTGGCACCCAGGGGCGAGCAGCCGCAAATTGCACGTCGGCGAGTGGGGAAGCGCTACCGGCACGGTCACCGGCTCCCAGCAGGTGGCCAGCGGCGCGCTGTCGATCGCTGATCCGCGCGTGCTCGATCGCACCAAGGGCGACGCCTACCTGACCGGCGGGCACTACGGTGTCGTAGGGTTCGACCAGTCCGCGGGCGCGGTATCGGCCAGTGCTCGGCACGACAATGGCAGGTGGAGCGTCGCCGACCCGCGCATGCCGGCGGCGAACGACCGGCTCACCTGCATCATCCAGTCGCTGGACGGCACCTGGCACCGGCCCTTCACCACCCTGGAGCTGGCCGCGCTGCAGAGCCTGGTGGACCCGGAAGAACAGTTGATCCTCGACGGCCTGAGCGACAGCGACTGGCGCGAGCGCATCGGCAACGCCGTACCGCCGGCCGCGGCCGAGGCCATCGCCGGCGTGATGGGTACCACCCTGCTGCTTGCCAGCATGGGCGAGACATTCATGCTCAGCAGCATGCCGATCTGGGTGCAGCCGGTGGCTATCGCTTTAAGTGTTCAACAGGCAAATTGAAGTAGAGGTCCATTTCAAATTACATATTGCTGAAAAACCTTTACCAACACATAGCAAACAAAACCACTAAAGAAGAAAACATTCCGGGCGCGATAGTAGATATATGTCTTCCGCTGACATTTATCCATTTTCAATCGTGCAATTTTGGATCGCGCCTGGTCTCGCTTTTCCATTGCGTCCAGCATCAAGTGGTTCGCTGAATGCACCTGAACGGTCCACTCGGAGCGCTTGAACGCGAATACACCGGCCGCGCCGAAGACAAGGAGGACATAGAGGAACATCGTTTCAACATTCAGCCCAATCTTTCCGAATGGGATTGTCTGAACCAAATAAGCACAAACGGCGATAATTGCCGCGAAGATCAAGTGGTCAAACTTCTCACTGCTTTCCCTGAAAGACGCATGCGCAATAAGACTTCGTTCTTCCATATCGTCCTTCTCCCTATTTTTTGGCCACCCCTCGAAACGGCTGACCCTAACTCAACCGTCTCCACTTTGCCAGCACACGGCGAGGACACCCCATGCAACCCCCTATCTACGTCGCCGGCCCATACCGGGCGCCGGATCCGGTAGCTATTGCCCGCCACAACGAACACGCCAGGAGACCACCGTACAAGCCAGCACCATTCTGCAGACATCCAGTGGCATTTACGAAGAGCTTCGTGCAGTAGGAGGTGCAACCGTGAACACCGAACAGTTCATCCGGGAGTCCGCCGCGCGCGGGCTTTCCCGCTGCGCCACACGGCTGGCCCTGGGCATCGGGCCCTGGGTATTCCGCGAAATGCTCAGCCTGATGCCGGACATCGAGTGGCCGGCGAAGGGCCAGTCACTGGACCACAAGCGGGCCAACTCGCAGAAACGTGGCTGCTGCACGCCGGCACTCGCCCGCGCACTGGACCAGGCCCGCCAGGCACGCAAGGAAAAGCACACCCACACCGTGCGCGGCCAAACCGGAACCCTCGAAGAGTTGGTCGAGCTGCTGCCGAGCCCTGTCTCGGCCAGCACCGTCCGCAGGCGACTCGCCGGGGGCATGCCCCTCGAGGACGCGCTGCTCATCCCACACCTACCGCCGAAACCAGGCCATCGCCCACTTCAGCAGGTGCAGCCATGAAAGAACGTCCGATCCTGTTCACTGGACCGATGGTCCGCGCCATCCTGGAAGGTAGGAAGACGGTCACCCGCCGAGTGGTGACGCCGCAGCCCGACTTCCTCGGTTCAATGGTCGATCCCAATACGCCATTCAAGACGCTTGATGCCGGCCTGCACGCACGCATCACCTGCCCCTACGGCCAGCCCGGCGACCGGTTATGGGTGCGCGAGACGTGGACTGACGTGAACATGTGCGGCGCGCCGGCGCTGGCATATCGGGCGGACGAGGATATTCGCGATCTTATGGAAGAGCCGGGCTTTCTGGATGATCGCGGAGCCTTCAACTACGACGACCCGCGCGTCAAGCCATATCCATTCGCCTGCTGGTACGCCGAACTTGATCAGGCGCGCTGGCGGCCGAGCATCCATATGCCGCGTTGGGCCTCCCGCATCCTGCTGGAGCTCACCGCCGTTCGCGTAGAACGACTGCAGGACATCAGCGAGGAGCAGGCACGGGCCGAGGGATATCCCGCCGAGCGCGAATGCGAAACGGGCGGTAGTGGCTTGGATGCTTGGCTCTGGTTCCGCTCCCTTTGGGGAGAGATCAACGGCCCAGAGGCTTTCACCGCCAATCCCTGGGTCTGGGTCATCGAATTCAAGCGGGTGACACCATGAGCGACCTCTTCTATCTCCAGGACAGCCGCAGCAACGTCGGGAGCCGAGCAACGTTCTGGCGCGCCGGCGGCGGCTACACCACCAACCTCGACGAAGCCGAGACGTTCACCAGCGCCCATGCCGTTCGGCAGTACAAGTGCCGGGAAACCGATCTGCCTGGCCGGTCGACTACGTGCGCGCCCGGGTCGAGTACGGCGTCGATCACCAGGACCTGGAACTGTCCCGGACGCAGGCACTCGCCACCGCCCCAGCGGACGACCGCATCTACGTCGCCTACGACAGGGACTGGGACGGCAACTGCCTGGTCTGGGTACCCGATGCCGCCGGCCGGACATCCAACCTGGCCGCCGCACGGACCTGGCCGCTCGACCACGCCGGCATACTCACCGCGCGCGGGCTAGCGCCCTGGCCGAAGTCCTACATCGACCAGCATGCCAGGCCTGTTGCGGTGGCGGCCTCCCTCAACCACAAGCAGGCCCTCCGGCTCTTCGGCCTGAAGCTACCCAAGCCGGAGCACCAGGGCCAGCGCCGCCTGAGCTACAGCACCAGGCTGAATTGCAGCGGCTGCGGACGCTTCATCACAGAGCATCAGCGCTTCGACGACTGCCCCAACTGCGGGGCAAGGAATGCACCATGACCAGATCCAATGCGCCGCTGGTGCAGAGCGAGGCCGAAAAAAACCCTCCGAGATGGCGGGGTTTTATCTAATGAGCCTCTCTATTATGCTGTTCAAACCTATGAATTATCTTATTTGCTAATTCTGAAGCATCCTCTTCGAGGAAAATTTCTTTCTCTACCGGAATCTTATTAAGGATACTAACTGCTTTCTCGAAGGCAAAGCTTAAAGAATTTTCTTGCGGCTTACTAATTATCAAATAAACCTTAAAAGATTCCTTCGTGCTTTTAATACTAGTCATTTGACCGAGCCACTTGTGAGCCTTGTCCTTCAAGTAGTCCCCATCAGAAAGATCAAATGACACTGGTTCAATACAATGCCATATCCCATTCTTCCACGCATGCTTAAACTCTAATTCATCATCTAGGACGGAAATCTTTTTTGAGACAAACTCTTCAGACGGAATAAATGGAGCAAGATGGCGTTCAAAATCTCGCCATATATCTAGCTCTGTACGACGTTCCTTACTCGCAGGTGCATCATACTTTGAGATTAAACGACTATATAAGTGCTCTAGTTCATCTGGCAAGCTGCCAATCGCCAAGCCATGACCTAGCTCGCTCCACTGCAGGGAGCTGTCATCATCTGGCAAAACTTTCTTCAATAAAGTCCTAAGAGACTCATCACCAGAAAATTTTAGTTCGCACTGTAGCTTACTATTTAACTCATCAAATCGATCAACTATATGCCGCATCATCTTCCTAAATCCTTCCCTATGAAAGTCAGGAAAAACAGAAGATATTCTAGAAATTGTACTCCTGCACTTTGCTGAAATAAACTCCTCTTCAGCAGAGTACATAGCTACTCCTACGTTTACAAACTCCCCAGTTGTTCTATCGTGAACATACCTAAGAACAGAGTAATCGTAGTTTGTCAGTTTCATGCTAAAACCCTCTGAAGCTCAGAGAACGCATCATCCGCGTTTTGCCGTAAGTCCTTAATATATTGGACCGTGTTCTGCGCTGCTTGGTTCCCAAGTTTCCAGTCATCAGGTAATGCAGCCACATACTCATCCAGACGAGCATCCGTTATGGCCTTTAGGCATTCCCCGAGTCGTGTGAAATCCAATTTTTGTGCTCGAATCTGGTGCCAAAAAATGTGCTTTTCTGGGTCAGCCAAGCTTTCGCCGCCCCCCAACACCCAGGGACTCTTCCAAAACAAGATAGCGTCCATAAGAAAAGCCAAGTCATGATCGATCACGGCAAGATCCTCTCCGCGGACAAGGCAATTAGGGTTTCGGGGGTGCCTGTCACCATTTGCTACGAAGGTGTCGAAGGCGAAAATGTCCGCAGCTCTCTGCAGCATCGGTCCCTTCACAGGCAATGCTGGAGCAACGATCATATAGCCAGCCGGCAAGGCCGCCGAGCCGAACGCGTAACGACTGCTCGTGGCCATCATATGGTCAACCTCAGGAAAGGAAGCCCCTGCGCTGAACCTAGGGGGGACTTCGACCAAAATCGGTTCAGGCACATGCAGGCCAAGATCAGCCGCAAAAAAAGCTGCTAGCGCTTCGCGAATCAGACCCGTAGGGCCACTCTCACAAGCAGTGAACTTAGCGATCACATCAATGCGCACCCCTGCGAGATCCGCGCACTCCAGTAAACACGCCTTGTTCCTGCCGTTCCTAGCTGGCCGATCGAAGCGTACCGCGTAGGCCGTCCTAAACATGCGCCTTCCCTGATGCCATTTTGACTTGAAAAACTCGCGCGATTCTACACGCATCTCAAGCCTTCAGCATCAATATGGCATCAATGCTTAGGCTTTGCCATGCCCACCACTGCGTCAGCAGCGCGGCCGCCCTAGGTAACTGGCACGCCAGCCTTCTCGGCGCCGACACCAACATGCGGCCGGGGCTACCCACGGAATCGCTGCCGATCAGCGCAGGAGGCTCCGACCATGCGTAGAGCGCTGACCGCCCTCGGCATCATCGCCGCCCTCGGCCTGGCCGTGGTGGGGCTGGTGGAGATATTCCCGATCCTCCGCACGCTGGCGGCCTGGCAGACGGGGTGCTTCGGATGAAGCAGAAACCAGGCATCGCACTTCCCCAGCGGAGGCCCACCGGATCAGGGGCACATGCCCGCCAAGGCTGGTCCCGTCACCGGTGAGCCGGTGCATCCTACCTGAAATCATCCATGCCCGCGGCCCAACGGAAAGGGTCGCGGAACAGCCCGGCCGGAGAGCTGGGATAGGTAACGCCCAATGAACACCCTGTTTCTGTTGATGGCTCAGTACGATGGCGCCGCCATCATTCCCCTCGAACGCGTCTGCGCCGACTACTTCAGCCACCTGACCCCCGAGAAAATGAAGATGAAGGTAGCGGCCGGCGAAATCGACTTGCCGCTGGTACGCATGGAGAACAGCCAGAAGTCTGCGCGTGGCGTACACCTGACGGACCTGGCGAACTACCTTGACGAACGGCACAGAACGGCGAAGGAGGAGCACGAAAAGCTCATGGGGCGCAGAACCCTGCGCCGTGCATCCTAACCCTCCCGCCTACCGGGCCTCGATCGTGGGGCCCTCTATTATCTGCTCCAACCACGGCCAGTCTTCGTACTTGTCGCCGTTCCCTCTCAGATGCGTGTATCGCCGCATCGAATTCCAGTCCCGGTGGCCCGAGACGCTGGCCACGCGCGGAATATCCCATCCGATCTCGAAAAGCCGACTGATGCCGTCATGTTCTACTAGCATCAAGGTGTTGCTGACAAATATCCTTAAGAATCAGCACACTACCATCATGGTGTTGCTAGAAGGGAAAGGCCTATGCGGGTGTTCTACACGGATGAGAGTTTCGAGCTGAATGGCGTGCCCTTGCCAGGGATTCCGTTCCTGGCCAATGCCGGTGCAGAGCTGATCGAGTCGGCCAATCGTTACCTTTTCCACATCGCGGTCGTGCGAGGGCGCACTCGCTCTCCCGCCACCTGGCGAACCTACGCAGACCACCTCTACGAGTTTTTCTCCTTCCTCGAAGAGAACGCTTTGTTCTGGACTCGGGTGAACCAGGAGCACATTGCGGTCTGGCGCAACTCGATGCTGGATCGTGGCCTGTCCCGCTCCACGATCAACAAGCGCCTTTCGACCACCAGTGCGTTTTACACTTGGTGCGCTCGCCAGGGCTTGGCCGAACAGCTGCCATTCGAAACTCAGGATGTGCTTGTGTCAAAACCCAAGGGGTTCTTGGCCCACGTCGATGCTTCAGGGAATCGCCTGCAGGCCAATGAGTTGACCTTGCGTACTCAGCAGCAACTCCCCAAGTTTCTGAGCATCCCGGAGGCCGTCCAGTTTATCGGGGCGCTGTCGCCTCGCAGGACGCAACTGGTGGCCTACCTGATGTTGCTATGTGGTCTGCGTCGTGAGGAGGCCTGCGCGCTCGATGTTCGGGTTCTGCCGACGCCGGCCGGACAT